ATCCTCTTCTCTGATTATTTCAAAGTATCTGTCGAACAGTTCCAAGAATCTTTTTACTTTCTCAGAATCATATTCCTTTGATCCTCTGAAAGTTTTAATCTCTTCACAAATTTCTTCTCTTTCTACATCTGTGAAGAGACAAGGGGCATTAACTTTGGCTTTCTTCTTTTTCTTACTCATCTGAAAGTAATCCTTTCGGACAGTATACAGCAATTGGTTCTCTTTCAGAAGAGAGTTGTGCTGCATAGGTCAGAGCATCTAGTCTACTAGGAAACGTTCGCCGAGTAGCTAGAGTATACATTCCTTCACTCTCATCAAAGTCATCTTTACAGATAACAATGAAACACTCGTTTTTCATCTGAGAATCTCCTCCTCTTCCTCTTCTTCTACTTCTTCAATATCGTTAGAGATTTTTATTGTTAGTTTGCCTTTTTCAGCCATACTTCTTAGCTCTTTTGAGCTTAGTTTTGATAGCTTATCACATATGATACATCTCGCCGTAAAGATGCGATACAAGTGAGTTTTGCAATACCTCTTTGGTGTCATTTCTTTACTTCTTCTCCTTTTTTCTTTTCTAGAGAGCAGGTAGAAGCTACTAGTTATGTAGGGAGTATTCAGCCCTATGTCCCAAGACTAGTAGCCTTGGAATTTACCTGCTCTCTCTAGGACTCTACTAAAGGGAAGAGAACTCTACTAAATTCCCCAAATTTAGTTAAGTTCTGTTTTAATAGAGTCCTAGAGAAAGCAGCTTCTAGTGAAGCTTTTCTTTCTCTCTTTCTTACTCTGGAACAATCCACTCTCTCTCAGGCTTTGCCTCCTTTTCCTTCTCTATTAACTCTGAGAGTAACACTCTCACAGAGAATAGAATAGGACTCTTCTCATCTATTTTGCAATTCAAGTATGCATAAGTTGAATCTGATCCTGAAGGAACAAATCCAATCTTTATATACTTAAAATGCTTCTTTATTACTGAGAGTGGAACTTGAGTGCTCCAGTCCCCTAATTCCACTGATGCTATGTTAATGTCTGGTAGCATAGGATCTTTCAAAATCCTATCTAACGTCTGGATAAACTCAGTTGAAATCATTTAACTCTTCTCCTTGAATGAATTGTAAAGCTAGAGCAGTCGCCGTAGAGAGTGATTTACATATGCACTCTATTAAGAGATTCTGCCCATTTTGTGTAAAGCATGCAAGCGTATATGTTCCATCAGAGCATGGTATAACCTCTGCTACACGCTCGCCTTTCTTGATGATTGGCTTTGATGTGATGGATGTTGTTAGCATTCTCTTTCTTCTTTTTTCCTTTTTATCTGCTTATTTCAGCAAAAAAGATTACAATTATTCCGATTATTATCCAAGCTACATCTCCATTATCTTTCCAGCTTGGATCACTATAAATCAAGTTGTCAATTTCTCTTTTCATTTTGAGATTCTCTCCTTTTCTCTCCGCAGTAATAACACATACAATCTTCAGGATGCTCTGGTCTTTCTTCCTTATAGAATGGTATTTGTTCTGGTTTATTAGCTTCTTTAAAAGCTTCCCACTCTTCTTTTGAAAGCACTACACCAAATGGCTCACACCATCCTTGACGCTCTACTATATTATCAAATGATTCAATAATAAACTTAGCTGCTGGACCCCCAACCCTAAGTGTTGCCATTACATAATTCTTTTTTCTTTCAATTATCATGTTAGCTACTTCATCTTTCTTATTACCTTTATTATCTTTATCTACCTTAATTGCCGCACTCATTATATTAGCTATCTTACTCTCCATGCTATCTGCACTATCTGTAGAGGAGATTTGAGAGGCTGCCGATTCTTTTGCAATCTTTTCTCTTACATCGAAATGTCTTCTAGCCGTCTTACTATGATTGCTCTTAGCAACTAGCCATATCATTTCATCTTCCGCCGTTGGATTCTCTAATCCCTCATACCACGCTTTTGTCTTATTTCTTATTATTGTAGCATGTGAATATGCTTCTGTTGCTTCTCTTAATTCCTGCTCATACTTAGTACTCATTTTCTTATTCCTCCCCATGCTTTTCATATGATATAGGGGGACCACCCAACTGTCAAGTACCTCATAAGTGCATTAAAATGTATGACTTAGCCCTTTTCCCTCCCCCTAACCCACCATCCCTCTCATACTCATCTATTTTTAAAGGGGTCCTTTCCATATGTGTTGGCTACTTGGTTGGTTCTAATATATCATGTTCTTCATAATATCATAGCTTTTCTTAATAGCATTTTAATAGGGCTTTTATTTTATTATATTATTATTATTATTATTTTTTTTTTTTTATACCTATATATAAATATAAAAATAGAAGATGATAGCATAGAAGGATATCCCATCCACCCTACCAGCCAACACAACGGGAAAGGGGGTCGATAAAAATAGACACCATCTACATAGTTGGTTGGTTGGTAGATCCCCCTCTTACTAAGTCATTCATATATAACGACTTACATTGAGTAAGATGGATGGCACTTGGATGGATATCCCTAATATACTATTACGCTTCGTGTTTAGAGAGAGAGAGAGAGATAACTCACTCACTCACGAGAGCTTCGCTTTCTATATCTAAAACAATGTCTTTCTCTATAGAAGTAGGAGGGGATTTCTCCCCTCCCTTCGGCGTATCCTGTCATCTCATTTGAGGTTCGCAGGAATTACTCCGAATATTCCACATACTGTAATAATATGTGGGTCGGCTGTTGTTGTATCTTGATTGTTCTTGTATTTCTTGAGTAGAGCAGTTGCTTCCTTTGAATCAAACTGCTCATTCAGGTTCTGCAATTCTTTAGTTGCCTGAGTCTTTACAGTTTCGTTCAAAGAATTGAGAGCCGGTGCCCACTGCAAAAGCAGAGCATACCATCCCGGTCGTTTCTGTGAAGCGAGCTTTCCGTTGGCTTCCCGTACCATCTGCCTCAAGCAATACCTTTCAATATTGCTTGAAACGGTAGGATAGTTTGCGGCGATGCTGTTTCTCACTTCCTGAGGAAGCGCGTTAAATTTGCTTTCCAATGCAGCTCGCATTGGAACATCCAATGTCGAAAGCAGGAAGCTTTCAATCACCGGCTTATGGGTTTCAATCTGAGTTGGCATATTCTCTCCTAAAATGTTCCACGTGGAACATACGTTTTGATGACTTGGACAGGTACAATACCCGAATTGGTTTTGATGCTGTTCTGAATGTGATTCAGCCATTCCTGAACGTTACCTGAAACCGTTCCTTTCGGCATCGGTTTCTGTTCAGACCTAAAGCACGGCGTTTTCCTGCCAATTCTTGAGTTATCCGGTTTCCGTGCCGAGCTGATCGGGCGCATCATCGGAGCAACAACCGGCTTGATACCTTTTGCTCCTCGCTTCCACCTAGTAACTGGAATTGCCACTTCCTCAACTAGCATCCTATTGGCTCCTATTCGGTATACAGACCTGTACTAAGTATGATGCATCGATAAGGCTACGCGTTGCTTACGTCCTAAACTCTTTAGTGATACGTTTACTCTACGTTTACTACGTTTCATATTATGATATGATCCATGTTCCCTCTAGTCTGTCAAGTACTCTGTGGTAACAATATAGTAACGTAACGTACACCACAGTAACCGCCGGCATCAGCTAGCTTTGGGTACTAGTACTCGCTGTCAATAGTCTCTTTGGTAACATTATAGGTTGATTACTAGGTTGCTCTAGGTTACTATTTGAGTACCAATGATAGTCTTGACAGGTTACTGTAGTAACCCGCCTCAAAAAATCGTTAGCGCGCGATAGAGCGAGGGGGAAGCTTCTATAAATTTTTTTCAAAATTCTAAAGCACTAGAATCTTATGCTATCGCGCGAGCTATCTCAGCTAAAACTTTCAATCACTTTAGAAGATAGTATCTATCACTAGAGTGCTATCTAAGCATAAGGCTCGGCGGATTCTAACGGCGAAAAATAGCATTTTCGGGGCTGAAAATAGGCAAAATGCACTTGACAGCTCCTCGCGAAGCGAGTATTCTTAGCCGCAGCTTAAGCTCCTAGAGGGAGGAGTGTATCTATAATGAAGCAAGCTAAAGCTACTCAAAGTGCGCTTAGAGCGGCTCTTTCTGCTTATATAGAGAAGTTTAAGGATACACTCTTCTCTAAAGAACAAGCACAAAGCGCTAAAGAAGAGAAAGAAAAGAAGGAGGCGAGAGCTTATGGCTAGGCGAAGAGTAGAAGATCCAGGTGTTTCTCAATCAGGATCTCCAACGGCTCCGCCTTCTCCTACTACTAAATCTTCAGTTAAGTTTTCTAAAGAACTCCCTTGGGATAAGTTAGATCCTGGGGCGTTAGGATCGGATGTTATGAAGAGAGCAACTAGGGATTTAGGTGGAACAAGGACGCCACCGCATAAGTAATACGGCGGGCCTTGGCCCGCGCGACAGGAGCGATCAAAAACTCTTCGAAAGAGAAAGAAAGAGCACCGGAGGTGCTAGATGCCATCTCAAGAACCTGCAATAAAGAATGATTTAATACAGAGAACTCAAGACTATATGCGAGAGACGGCAGGAAGAGCTACTAGAGATTTAGGAGGAGCGAGAACTTCTCCTTACGCATCTACAGAAACTCAGAAAAAGCAACAAGTTATGAAAGACTGGGCTAAAGATCCAGATAAGAAGATAGCAGAATCTCAGAAGCAAGAAACGAAAACTTATCTGAAAGAGCATCCTATACCAAAAGATATTATGAATCTAGAACATGACCATCCGAGAGTTAAAGGGAGAAAGTGGTCACCGGATATGCCGTTAGATAAGTAATCGGCAAGCCTTGGCTTGCCTACTAGCGCGATATTTCACTGTTCGATCTTAGCACTAGAGGACGCGAGCAATAGAAGCATCCGTAGCTTTATTGCTAGTAGAAGCGAGCAATATGAGTGAAACAGAAATAGTTCTTACCGCATCTTCTGTTAGAGAGGTAACAAAAAGATGGCTTCAAACACATTTAACACCTTGCACTACGGCGGTTCCCTCAGAGCCAAAGGCTCTACTACCCCCGGCATTTCTCCAGCTCCGGCAAGGCGTCCAGGCAGACCCTCTCAAAACACATCTTTTCAGGCTCAAAAACGATTTGAGATGATAGCAAGGATGGAGAATGCAGGAATGCCAGAGTCGGCTATCGCTCCTATGCTTGGCATATCAGTCTCGCGCTTACGCTATCTTAAGAAGATGCCAGAGTACTTGATAGTGAGGATGAGTGTTACTCATGGAATTATTCTGGATCATGAGTCTAAAGTTAAAGAGATAAAAGAGCAGAGGAAAGAGATGCTTGTTAATCTGCTTCCTGCGGCGCTTCAAACAGTAGCCAACACTCTGCTAACTCAGCCGGCAAACTATGCCGAAAAGAAACTACAAGTAGATGTAGCGAAGGATGTTTTAGATAGAAGCGATATCTTTGCGAAAGTATCTAGAACTGAGATAAAGCCTGTCTCTTTCTTTGACTTTGAAAAGTCGGATAAAGAGTCGGCGGATGTTATGAGAATCCTAAAAGCAGTATCATCGGCACCGCAGGTGCCTAACCAAGCAACTAAAGCAGTCAATCCCTCTTCTCTCTCTTCTTCTTCTATTATAGAAGTTGAAGCTCTTCTAGCAGACTTTTCCGGCGGAGCCGGTCTTAGTAGCGAAGAGCAGCAACAAGCTTTAGACTCTTTAGAATCTTCAGAGGAGATAGAAGGAGCGTAGCGACTTGAATTACAAAATCTTAGTAATTCCGCACAGCGCACAGCGCTATGATACTGTTGGCGATTACTATCTGAGGTACTCTCAGCAACTAGAAGTTAGAATCTCAGACTTTACGGAAGTACTAGCAGACTCTAGCACTCACGCAGTACATGCTGAAGGTGTTTCAGAAGCTGAGAAATACGAATTCCTTATAATGATGCATGAGTTAGTAGAAGCTTTCTTAGCTCGGCAAGCTAAGATTTCCTTTGAAGAGATAGATGGATTTGATACGAACTTTGAAGGAGAGGGAGAGCCGGGAGATTCTCTAGACGCTCCATATAGAGAGCAGCATTTCATAGCAACGGCATTCGAGAAAGAACTAGCTCTTATTCTTAACGTTGATTGGGAACGCTACAACTCGCTAGTTGAGAAATTTGGTATGAAAGAAGAGAAGAGTACTTGAGTGACTCAAGTAGAACAAATCTTGAAGGATACACTATCAGCGCAAGATTCATTACAACGTGGATCTCTGGGAGAAACTATAGTTCCGAGATCCACTATTCTAAACTACAATCTCATAGATACATCAGCTTTGAGTGGACACGCGAAGAAGCTAGCATACCGAATGAATTGTCTAATGGATTTATATTATTTGACGACTGTCGTCTTACGCCGAAACAAGCTCTCAAGAAACTTAGATCGAAGAAAAAATCTCCATTATCAGATGTGTCTTCTTATTATGAAAGACTCTCTAAAAGAAGGTATAGAGATTCCTCGGGATCACTTAAAAAGTACTATCTATTCGGAGTGTGCCCCTATCTGGTGGGCGCTTCCTTTCGGGCACAGAGAAGAAGATTACTTTACTAACATCGGCTATTCTGATCTTTATATTCTATGGATGAAACGAGCGCACTCTCAGGATGTTAGAATCCTTCTAGTGAGTGAGACGATAAAGAACGCCGTAAAACTAGGAGGAAGGATAGCCAACCACTATGAAAATAACGATCTTTTCAGAGAACTCTTCTTTGATATCTTGCCTACAGAAAAAGAGGTCTGGACCAATGACTCTCTCCATCAACGTAGAACTCCCGCAGGACGAGGACATGGAGAAGGTACTTTCGACTTTATTGGAGTGGGAGCAGCTTTACAAAGTAGACATTACAATAAATGCGTACAGGACGATTTAGTAGGAAGAGAGGCTCGCAAGAGCCAAGTAGTAATGTCTGATACAATAGACTATCACCAAGTCCTAGTAGGAGCAACGGATTCTGATTCTGAGAATCCTGGAAGGGACTTTGATGAACTCGTTGTGGGAAATCGGTGGAGTACAGACGATCTTAATTCACACATTCGTAAAGAAGAACCATACTTTACGTGGAGTACCCACTCTGCTCTCGGCGGGTGTTGCTCTTTACATCCATTCGGAGAGCCGATATATCCAGAGGGATTTACTAAAGAGAAACTCCTTAGATGGAAACGCCGTCTGGGTACATATCATTTTTCGTGCCAATTCCTCAATTTTCCTATTGATCCCTCAAGAGCCAAAATCAACATGGGGGATTTCAGATACTTTCACTTCGAGCGGGTGTACACAGCTACAGCCACGCCGAAAATACTTTGGCTAGATGAAAAGCAATCTTTAGCACCTGCTTCTCAATATCGTGTTGCGATTCGACACCACGTAGCAGACGGTGACGTTGATAAAGACATTTTTCCAAGAAACCTAGAAAGATTTATGATTACCGATCCAAATCACGGAGGTCAGCATTCTACTGGAGAGCCTGGGCGGGGCGGCAGATGCCGTCATGCTATCGCAGTTACAGGAGTATCTCGTGATCCACGTAGAGTTTATCTCCTAGATCAATGGGCTGAGGCGTGTTCTATAGATGAGTATATTTCTAGATTGTTTTTCTTTGCCTTAAAATGGAAACTAAGAAAAGTCCATGTAGAAGCAGTAGCCGCACAGAAGTTTCTTCTTTATCACTTGAACTATTTTGTGGCCAGAAACAAGAAAGATCATCCAGAACTCTCGGGAATTGTCTTTGAACCTCTAAAATCTTCTCAAGCCGTAGGTGCTAAAGAGGAAAGAATTGACAACTTTATCCCTGTAATTGAGCGGCATGAACTATGGTTAGACGCAAATAACTCTTCCGAATTTATAGAAGAAGCAGAAGCCTGGGGACAAAAACACTGGTTAATGGATCTTCTCGATACTATTTCCTACGGACCTCAAGTATGGGAATTTGATATGGTAGATCCAGACGAAATAACAGATTATCTTGCACTTCAAAAGGCGGCGTACATTCGCCGCCTTAGCACTGTCTAGGAGAAGAGATGCCTTATCAACCTCCGGTATTATTAAATAAGAAAGAGTGGGGAGAAGAGGAGTATCATGAGCTAGAACTTTTTATAAGAGATAAAGTACGGCACTTAGAAATGCGTCTTCAAAGCTTTAGAAGTGAAAAACTTCCAGAGTGGGTGAGGATATATAAAGGTAGACCCAAGAATAAAGAAGTAGACTGGCCTTGGCCTGGAGCGGCAAACTTAGTAATTCAACTTGTAGGTACTTATACAGATGAATTACTCTCTCGCGTTATAGGTTCTATCTATCTTTATGATCCTTTATGGACTGTTACTTTAACAGGCGATCTTCCTGATAAGGAGGGAAACAACCAGAAACAGATCATGGAACGGTTCATGATGGATATGGCCTACTCTCCAGAGGAGTTAGACCTCTTTAGAGTTGAGCAGTGTGTACATAATTCGGCAATAAAGTACGGTACTGGATTGGTCTATACGCCGATGGAATATGAGAAGGAAATTGAATACATATATATAGGTGGGGGAGAATCTAGCGAAACAAAGCCTAAATGTGAGGAAAAAGAAGTAGTTAGACGCGATGGACCCCATCCAGAGTTACTTCCTCTCAATCGTTTCATCTTTGATCCCTCTGTACCTAACCTTGCAAATATGAAATTTTATGGTTTTATTCAACCTCTAGATTACTGGGAAGTTCTAAATTTATCTTCAAAGTCTCCATATTATAATCAAAAAGATATAGATGAAATGCTTAATTCTCCAGATGCCGTTCAAGAATCTGAGATGGAGAGGGAAGTAAATGAAGAGTTTTCTTTCGGCAATGCTGGAGTAGATGCCGGAGCTGCCAGATGGCATATCTATAATTTATTCTTTAAGTATGATAAAGGTGGCAAGACCTACTCTCTCCACGCAAAATATCATAAGAAGAATGAGAAAGTACTTTATATCTGCTTTAATAATTATCCAGATAACCTTGTTCCAATTGAAGATGTAAAGCTTGCTTATGATGATGAGTCATATCTAGGAACTGGCTATGCTGAAATGCTTCATATGTATCAGAAAGAACTCTCTAATAATTCTAACTGGAGAACTAATAATCGCAATTATAACATGATGGGAGTGTGGCGGGTTTCACCCGAAAGTAAACTCTCTTCTATTCTAGAGTTCTATCCTGGCGTTGCTGTTCCAGCTAAAGAAGGAGAGATAGAACTTCTAAAGCCTGGTGCAGATGTGGGTTATAACGATGGGCCAGATCAATTTATCTCAGCTTTAGCTAAGGAAAGAGCTGGAGTTGATCCTGCTATCGGAGGAACAGGTGGAGGAGTTGTTAATCCCAAGAGAGGTATATATTCTGCCTCTGGAACATCTATGGTAATGATGCAGCAGAATAATAGAAATAATCTCAGATTATCTGATATGAGAAGCTTCCATGTTAAATTAGGAATTAAACTTTTAAAGATGTACTCTCATTGGGGAATAGGTCCTAGATTGAGGGGTTATGGATCAAACGCAGAGAATCTTAGTAATGCTTTCAAAAATTTCAAAGAAGGAACACTTGGGCTTCGGCTGCGTCCGACTTCTTCATCAGGCAACAAAGAACTTGAACGGCAAAACGATATCCTACTCGTTGACAAACTCGGAGCTTGGACACAAGCTCAAGCGCAGATTATTGAAGCAATGATGAATCCTCAGATTCCCCCTCCTCTAAAAGTTTACTATTCTCAAGCTCTCATAGCAAACAGACTTCTGATGCAAGATCTACTTCGTAACTTTAACAAAGATAATGTGGATTCCCTACTACCACAAATCAAAGAAATAATGGGCATGGCTTTACAAATTGGCCAGCCACAAGGAGGAGCAGGTGCAGCAAATCAACCGAATGGAAGACCTAATCCCGCACAAGGAGTCCCTCAAGGAGCTTTACCAGTCGGAGGTGTTCCAGGTACTCCACAACTTCCTTTCTAG